TGGCGTCCCGGCAAACTATTTTTGCCATGCATATCGCTGGGCGTTCTTCTGGAGATCCAAGTGGGGCGACTTCTTGGGGCATTGGTCAGATCGTGACGTGTGCTATGCTTGAAGCCGTATTGAAACCCATTATTGCTACCCAGGGCCCTATTGTCCATGACGTTTTGGCTGTGCGTGAGCCAGATGACAATTGGGAGCCTGGTTATGGACTTGTGTGGGCCAGTCGTGACTGCCCGGAGGCCTTTGTGCCTGTTGGCAGAGTTCGGCGAGCCTTTACCACCTCTGGAGTTTCTGAGTTCGTGCGGACTAAACTGCATGGACCAACTGCCATGGCCTGCGATTTGGTTCCATGTCCCCTGAGTGAACGGGATCCACGTTGGCCTGAGGGCTTGCGGAACCCCTCTCTGAGTGCTCAGGCCATGTTGTGCAGCAAATATTCTAAGGTGTACCCCGATTTTCCCCAGCCTCTTATGGACGCATGCGTCAGCACACTTGTTGACAGAGTCCCACCGCCTGGAAATGGCGTGCGAGTCTTGAGCGTGGACGAGGCTTTGAATCCTGTCGCATTTCAGTGTATCAAGCCCATTGTGCGCTCTACCAGTCCTGGTTACGATTTGCGCGATCAGCTGAGGCCTGGGAAGTTCCACCTCATTCACTATGATGATGAGGCTATGCATTATTATGCCGAGCCTTCCTTTTTGGCTGAGGTTGAGGGCGCAAGTGACAGTGTGCGCACTGGTGCTATTCCTGCCTATTTGTGGGCCTCCATAGCCAAGGACGATCTTATGAGTCCCACTAAGATTGAGGTGAAAGGGGCCCGTGAAGTGTGCGGGTCGCCCGTTGTTATCTCACTTCTTTTCCGCCGCTTTTATGGCTCTTTTTACGACGCCTTTATGCGGGCTGGTCTGGCGTGGGGCCACGCTTTGACCATTGATCCCTACAGTTCTGATTGGGATTACCTCATTAAGCGCTTTTTGAGTGTGAGCAACAAGGGGTGCAGTGTCGATGTCAAGTTTTTTGACTCCACTATGACACCTCAGTTTATGTGGAAGTTCTTCCGCTACGTCGATATGTGGTATCGGCGTAATGGGGATACGGATCTCAGCAACGCTGCTGCGCGCAAGGCTCTTATGCATTGCGTTATCCACAATTACGTCCTCATAAAGCGTCAAGTTTCTCAGAAACCACAGGGGAATCCGAGTGGTCAACCCCTTACCACCTTGATGAATTGCTTCTGGGTGCAGACGCTTTTTATGATGGCGTATATCTCTCTCACGGATGGCGTTTTCGAATCTGATGGTGTATATTCCGTTGGTACGCCGCAAGGTTTTTTCCGCCATGTGGCTTTTGCCTGTCTTGGTGATGATTGCGCCCAGAGTATTTCTACCATTGTTGCGCCTTTCTACAATATGAAGACTTGTGCTGAGTTCTTGATGCGCTATGATATTCAGATTACACCTGCACGCAAGGAGGCCAAGATTGAACAGGGTTTGGAAGATGTTGCTGACATGCTTTTTCTGTGCAATACCTCCCATTACGCCGATCTTGGGACGGGCCGTGGACCTATGTGGTGGGCTTGTATTGAGCCCAAGTCTGTGTCTAAGGCCCTTGCATGGGTGGTCGTCCCCACAGGCTCAACTGAATATGAGCAGGTTTTGTCTAACGCCTGTGATGCTTTGACACGCGTGTGGTGTTCTGGGCGTGTGCGGTATGACGCCCTGCGCAATGAACTGCTTGGCGATTTTGCTGAGAGCTATGGGATTACCCCGGACTTACCGACTTTTGAGACTTCTGGTCTGCGTTACACTTATGAGCCGCCTGCACGCGACGTGCTTGAGATTCAGGGTTTGACCATTTCAACCAGTCGTACTGAGCAACATTTGTCTGACATTGCTACGGCTAATGTCTCTTCTGATTCCTCTAATCCTGTTGAGGCCAAAACTGATGTTAAGGCACAGGCTGGGGAAGATAATCCTGCCATAACCCAGGTGTATAGTGGCCTTGTTTTACAGACCGCCCCGGGCTTCGGACCTCAGGACCAGATCTCTTTCTCCAACACTATGGATATTTCCCGAGAGTTGGAGCCCACGCGCTGCGAAGCTATGGCCAATATTGATGATCTGGCTATTACCACAGCGTGTCGTCCGACCTGGTTTAAGGCCGTGGAGGTGAAGAGTACTGATGTGGCTGGCACTGTTCTTGCCTCGTGGCCTCTTACCCCGATGCAGCAGATGTATGGCGTTACCCTCGGCTCGCGGGTTACACCATCAGCCTTGTGCTATTTCTCTAGCCTTTATGGCTATTGGCGGGGATCCATCGAGTATTCCTTCCACGTTGTTGCGCCTGCTGTGGCGACTGGGCGCTTGGCGGTTGCTGTTTTATGGCATACCGACAGTTTGCCTGTCGGCACCGCCGAGATTATGTCTCAGGCGTACGCTGTGATGGAAGTTAATTCTGGGGCAAACACTTTGGTTGTGAATGCCCCGTATAATGCATGTACACGCCTTTTGGAGAACTACAATGGCCAAACGTGGGCCAAGTTCTCTGGCGGTATGGTTGCATTGCTCCTTCTCAATCCGTACAGAGTTCCTGACAGTGCAGCCCAGAGCATGTATGTGCATTGCTTTGAGGGAGCTGGACCTGACTTTGAGCTTTATGAGCCTCTTGTGGCCAACAGGACTCTGGTTCCCGAAATCTCGGGCGTTACACCCCCGCCTGAGCCCGAGCTTCAGGGTGAGGTTAAAGAGATTTCGTTGCGCAGTGAACCTATGCGCACCATCTCACGGGGGCGCTCTAGAGCCAAAGAGGGTAAAGAGGTGCTTGTTGTGCAAATGAATGAGGTTGCTCATACTACGAGTGCCGAGACTGGCGTGTCACAGCCTGCCCACATGGATGTTGTTCAGAATGTGGCCCGTCCTGATGTTGGGCCTATTTCGCGGCAACCTCAAACGTTGCGGGCTTTGTTGCGCAAGCCGCATATTTTGTCGCAACTGGACCACACCAGTTTTATCGTTCCGCATGGAGCTTTCACGAAGATTTGTCTTCAAACTATCAATACTGTGCCCTTGCCTGGGATTGCCTTGGTGTGTGCTCCCTTCCGCATGTGGACTGGGTCTGTGCGTTATGATATTGTTGTGGACCCTGCCGCTGCTATGGTCAGTGTCACATATGTGCCGCGCATTGGTACTGACACCTTACCGACTGCTCATGACTATCCAGCTGAGCACACGCCTGTGGGTCGCGCCACTGGGTATCCATATTGTGTTGCAACTGCTGCTGCCCCATATGCTTCTATGCTTGTACCTTTCACGACGCGTTTGTCAGCTATGCGCATCGATCAGGCGGCTACTTATACTCTGGACGAGTGTCCTGGTGATATTCATGTCATCACCACCGCTGGTTGCAGCGGTCAAATGCTTGTCTCCGGGGGTGATGGGCTTAATGTTGGTGTGCCGTGGGTTATTCCAGATTTGGTGTTGCGCCACACCAATGTTCCGCCCGACAACTATACGGATCACGCTGATGTGCTCGTCGTACAGATGCAGGAGGTGAAGCAAGCGGCACC